GCGCAGTTAAATGTAAACCATGCAATGGCACAGGTTATATTCGCAAGACAAAAAAGAATGGTGACCCATACAGCAAACCAAACAAATGCGTAGACTGTGCAGCGTCAGGCTTTCTGTATCAGAGAACAAAGGAAGTTGCTGGTCTAAAGTTTACGGCACCCAATGCCAAGTGGGCTAGTGCCAATGGTTTCTCCACAAGCAAGGGTAACTTGGGTGTACTTAAAGGTATAGCTACACAGAACAACATGCAAGTAGCTAGGGATTTTCTTAATGATGTCAGCAGGTTAAGTGCATTAGATACATATCTATCATCCTTTGTAGATGGCATCAAGACGCACACAAAATATGATGGCAAGCTACATGTTCGACTGTTGCAGCATCGTACGGCCACAGGTCGCTTCAGTGGTGCTGACCCCAACATGCAGAACATGCCTCGTGGTGGTACATTCCCTGTCAAGCGAGTGTTTGTATCACGTTTTGATAATGGTAAAATTGTGGAAGCAGACTTCGCACAGCTTGAGTTCAGGGTAGCTGCTTTCCTGTCACAAGATGGAGTTGCAATTGAAGAAGTATCTACAGGATTTGATGTACATGCATATACCAGTCAAGTTATTACTGATGCTGGTCAACCGACGAGTCGTCAAGAAGCAAAGGCGCACACGTTCGCACCTCTTTATGGCGCAACGGGCTTTGGGAGAACGCCAGCGGAGGCAGAGTATTACACACACTTCACGGAGAAGTATAAAGGCATCGCAAATTGGCATACCAGATTGGCTAAAGAGGCTTTAGAAAACAAGAAGGTTGTCACACCTTCTGGCAGGGAGTTTGCTTTCCCTGATGTACAAAGGCTAGAGAGTGGGCGTGTGTCACACTTTACACAATTAAAGAACTATCCTGTGCAGTCATTGGCGACAGCAGATATTGTTCCTGTTGCTCTGCTACATATTGACTCACTATTACAGCATGCAAAGTCTTGCATCGTGAACAGTGTGCATGATAGTATTGTAATTGATATGCACCCTATGGAAGAAAGGCTTGTGTTACAAGCGATAGACACAACCAATAAAGAATTACCTAGACTAATTGCAGGTAGGTGGGGCATTGACTTCAATGTGCCTCTTATATTAGAAGCAAAAATTGGTCCAAATTGGCTTGACACGAAAGACGTAATGTGATATAACTCGTCTTTATTTTTCACAGAAAGGAGTCAACAAATATGAGTGAACTAACAACTATTGATACCAACAATTACGCAGCTATGGCACAGATGATGGGCATGGCTTATGACACAGGCGAGAAGAAGTCTAGTCTAGCACGGCTGCGTATTAACAAGAAATCTATCATGGGTGATGCTGACGTAAATGGCAAGACCATGAAGATGGAGATTGTATCTGCTGGTGCGCTGGGTTTGCAGAACACAGACAACCAAGTCATCTATGCTGACAAAGTTGTGCTGCGTCCTTTCCTTCAACGCTTTATGTATCAGCGATATGATAGCAACGCCAACAACTATCAGAAAACTGTTATGGCAGATACCCTAGACATTGACCTGAAGGATAGTGTTGGTACGTTTAACTGTGGAAAACCTGGTGGTTATATCAAAGACTTTGATGCGTTGCCTGATGGCACAAAGGAACTTATACGTCAGATACGTAGAGTTCGTGTTGTTTTTGGTACTGCATCCATGTCTGGCACCACGGAACAGGGTGACGCGCAGGATGTTACAGATGTGCCATGTGTGTGGGAGATTGATAGCAAGGAAGGTTTTAAGAACGTAGGTCAGGCTTTTAATAAGCTGGGGCAGATGCGTCGTCTTCCACCACAGCATCACATGATGATTGAAACGCAGGGCCGTGAACTGCCGACTGGTTCTACATTCTATGTACCCGTTGTCAATATTGATATGCAGAATAACCTTGAGGTCACACCGGAAGACCAAGATGTGTTCAAAGAGTTTATGACGTATATTGAAAACTTCAACACATGGGTCTTGTCTGAGTGGGACAAGGCTGCACATGGTGAGCCGGAAGAAGACGATAGTGTTGTGGAAGAGTTCATCACGGTAACTGTAGACGATGAATAGTCTTAATCATCCTGCTGAACTCGCTATCCACAGTTATCTTGAGGGTGTAGTAAATAATAAAGCGACATTCTCAAGTGAAAATGCTGCACAAGTTGCAGAGGATGTTAGGGAAGCTGTCCTACGTCAGTTCAACAGGACTGAACCAAAGGGCTTTCGCCTTCGTATGTCTAATGTGGGTAGGCCATACTGTCAGCTATGGTTTGAAAAGAACAAGCCAGAGACAGCTATGCCTCGCCCCACGACATTCGTTATGAACATGATGCTTGGTGACATCATTGAGGCAGTTTTTAAAGGTATATTGAGAGAAGCAAGAGTTAAATACCAAGACTCTGAACGTGTGACATTACCTTTGAAGAACGCAAATATTGATGGCACGTATGACTTGATTATCGATGAGGCAGTGGACGATGTTAAGTCTGCGTCTGACTGGTCATACAAGCACAAGTTTCAATCATACGAGGTGTTGAAGGATAACGATTCCTTTGGTTATGTAGGGCAGCTTGCTGGCTATGCGAAGGCCACTGACAAAAAACCTGGGGGCTGGTGGGTAATTAATAAAGCCAATGGGCAGTTTAAATATGTACCAGCTAATATTGACATCAACACAGAGATTCAGAAGATTGAGAACCTTGTGGAGAAGTTGGAAGAGAATAAGTTTGAGCGTTGCTACGACGCACAGGCTGAAACATTTAGGGGTAAAGAGACAGGCAATAAAATCTTGTGTAAAGAATGTTCATTCTGCGACTATAGATTTTCTTGTTGGCCCAACTTGCAGGAACTACCTGCTGTAAAATCTCAAGCCAAAGAACCAAAGATGGTTAATTATGTAGAACTAGCAGAGGAGTATGTAAATGGATGAACGATTGGAACTTGATGCTTTACTGGATGAAATCAAAGATACTGAACAGAAACTTAGCAACTTGCGTAAGGAATATCGTGAACGCAAAACTTCTGGAGTTCGTGCTGCTATTGAGGCGCGTAATGAAGCAGATAAAGTTCTCCGCGAAGAACTAAGAGCCATTGGCTACCGTGACCCCCTTGACTTCTGGCGTGGTCGCGCACTGTAGTGTTTAACGGCAAAGCATATAGGGCAGCACGAAAGAATGGATATCGTAGTGGTCTGGAACAATCAGTCTCCGAAAAACTAACGCAGCTAAAGATAAAATTTCTTTACGAGGCTGTAAAGATTGAGTGGGAAGACTTAGCATACAGAACTTACACACCTGACTTCGTGCTGCACAATGGCATTATCATTGAGACAAAGGGTATGTTTACGGCTGCTGACAGAAGGAAGCACATAGCTGTAAGCAAACAACACCCTGAACTGGACATTCGTTTTGTATTTGAAAATAGTAGACGTAAGCTACGCAAGGGTGCCAAGTCTACTTATGCTGAATGGTGTATAAAGTATAACTTTAGATACTATGACAGAATTATTCCTGAAGATTGGTTAAAAGAAAAAGGAAAGAATAATCATCCCAAGTTTATACCATTCAAGGGCGAAAAAAAGAAAGGAGTTTATCGTGGCAAGAGCAGTTGAAGATGAAGACTTTTTAATTAGAATACGTCCTACTTACACAGCAAAAGGTGAATGGTCGGGTGATGCAGAGGTATCTGTTATAACCTCTGAGAATAATCAGTTGACAGATGAAGTGTTTCGTGGTATGGAATTATTTGTTAAGATGCTACTCTCTTCTCTTCCTGTGATGGAACAGGATGAGTATGTACGTGAACAGATATACAAGTATTGTGAAGATTATACAGAGGAACTACTTACCCTAACGGATAATGAAGACGAGCAAGAAGTTATAATTCAAAGGGATGACGACAACAATGTTGTTCATCTTACATTTGCAACAAGAACAAAGGGAGAAGCATGATGCGACACGAAACCTTTATGAAACTGAAAGCTGGTGAGGAGGAATTGATGGACGATTATTATAGTAAAAAACTAAATGAAAAAGAAGATATGGTCAACAGCCCCTCACATTATAATCAGTCGGGCATTGAGTGCATCACAGCTATTGAGGCAATGCTTGGACCAAACTTTAAATATTATTTGCAGGGTAATATAATGAAATATCTGTGGCGTTTTGATTATAAGGGCAAAGCACTGGAAGATGTACAAAAAGCAAAGTGGTACATTAATGCGCTAGAGAAAGCTATAGAGGATAGTGATGCGAGTTAAGATTTACATAACTTTGGATATTGACCCTGAAGAATATACAATGCCAGCAGACGAAAATCCAACAGAAGAAATACAAGAAAGTTTGGAAGATTATTTTCACGAATTACCTGGCATGGAAATAAAACATATGAAAATAAACATGGAGTGAAACATGAACAATTATTTACCTACAGACTATCAAACATTTATTGCCACCTCTCGCTATGCAAGGTGGATTGAAGAAGAACAACGAAGAGAGACATGGTCTGAAACTGTGGCTAGATATTTTGATTATATGGAAGACCATCTTTCTGACAAGCATGACTATACTCTATCAGATGAACTACGTGCAGAACTTGAGGAGGCTGTTCTTAACCAAGACATCATGCCAAGCATGAGAGCATTGATGACTGCCGGTCCTGCACTTGACCGTTGTCACGTTGGTGGTTACAATTGCTCCTACGTACCTGTGGATAATCCTCGTGCATTTGACGAGACTATGTATATCCTCATGTGTGGCACTGGTGTTGGCTTTTCTGTGGAAAGACACAACGTGGAGAAGCTGCCTGTCGTCAATGAAGATATGCATGACACGGATACTGTCATTAAAGTTGGCGACTCTCGCATGGGCTGGGCTACATCCTTGCGTGAATTAATTTCTCTCCTTTACGCAGGAAAAGTCCCGAAGTGGGATACCAGCGAGGTTCGCCCTGCTGGTGCGCGTTTGAAGACGTTTGGTGGACGCGCTAGTGGCCCAGCCCCTCTGGAAGAACTGTTCCAATTTATTGTGGACAAGTTTGTCAATGCCACAGGTCGTCGACTGTTTCCAATTGAGTGCCATGACATTATGTGCAAGATTGGTGAGGTCGTTGTCGTTGGTGGTGTTCGTCGCTCTGCCCTCATTAGTCTGTCTAATCTGAACGATGACCAGATGGCACATGCTAAGTCGGGGCAATGGTGGACAAATGAAGGACAACGTGCGCTTGCTAATAACAGTGTTGCGTACAAAAGTAAGCCAGAGATGGGTACGTTTATGCGTGAATGGCTATCTTTGTATGATAGCAAATCTGGTGAGCGTGGCATCTTTAATCGTCAGGCCGCACAGAATCAAGCCGCAAAGAATGGACGACGTGATGTGGAGCATGACTTTGGTTGCAATCCATGCAGCGAAATAATTTTGCGTCCGTATCAGTTCTGCAACTTGTCGGAGGTTGTTGTTCGTGCATCCGATACGCAGCAGAGTCTAACAGAGAAAGTACGTCTGGCTACCATCCTTGGTACATTCCAGTCTACGCTTACTAACTTTAAATACCTACGTAAGATATGGAGACGCAATACAGAAGAAGAGCGTTTGCTTGGTGTGTCACTGACAGGTATCATGGACAACGCCATAATGTCTGGCAAGTCAGCACATTTGGGCATGAACATTGGTGCTACACTAAATGCGTTGCGTGTACAGGCTGTGACTACAAACGCTGCAATGGCTTCTGAGTTGAATATCCCTATCTCTACAGCCATTACATGTGTGAAGCCGTCAGGAACAGTTTCACAGCTTGTAAACAGTGCATCTGGCATCCATGCTCGACACAATCCATACTACATTCGCACTGTGCGGGGCGACAACAAAGACCCCCTCACACAATTTTTGGTTAATGTGGGAATCCCAGCAGAGCCAGACGTGATGAAGCCAGATAGCACTACTGTGTTTAGCTTCCCCATGAAGTCACCAGCAGGTGCAGTAACAAGATTTGATATGTCAGCTATTGAACAACTTGAACTGTGGCTTATATATCAACGTCACTGGTGTGAACACAAACCCTCTGTAACTATCTCTGTCAAGGAGCATGAGTGGATGGACGTAGGTGCTTGGGTGTATGAACACTTTGACGAGGTGTCAGGTATTAGTTTCTTGCCATTCAGTGAGCATACATATCAACAAGCCCCGTATCAAGATTGCACTGTAGAACAGTATGGTGAAATGCTTGAGCGTATGCCAGCACGTATTGACTGGTCAAAGCTACAGGAGTTTGAGAAGGAAGACACAACATCTGGTGGACGTGAGTTGGCATGCACTGCTGGTGTCTGTGAGGTAGTTGACTTGGATGCAGCGTGATTGAGGGAGTAGATATGCCTACATGGTGGCAGTGGTGGTTGATACTAGCTATCACTGTCAACACCACAATCAATGTGATTGTATTCTTCAAGCACAGGTTTAAACAGAAAGGAGTTGACAAATGAGAGAGCAAATGATAGAGGTATTACGTAAACATGCACAAGCAAATATAGCTTTGCACGTCGCTAATATTGAATGTTATCTCCGTAACCCAGCAGGGATAGGAGAGCATTCAGACATTATGGAAGCTATGCAGGGGGAGTTGGACAAGATTGCAGCACATGAAGATAGGCTTGACATCTTAAACAATTACTTCAATGAGTAAGAAGGAAGAGAAGTTAGCGTGGAAACGAGGGGAGGGATGGGTGCAATTTAATCCACCTCCTAAACATCCTCAGTACGAAGAGTGGATGAAACGGAAGGAGAAGCATGATGAACAAAAGTCTAGCAAAAAACTTTGAGGAGGGATACGAAGCATTTAGTAAAGTGCAGGAATTTAAAAGTAAGCATTATGGCATTCTTTATCGTCAGATGCCAAACCCGATGAGAAAAAATACCACACCATATAGGGAGTGGCAACGTGGCTGGGAAGCCGCATACTTTAAAAACTTGGAGAAACTAAATGAACTTGGAGCAAGAAGCTAAACAGTGGATGGAGGAGAAACAAATGAGCAATATTACTGCGTCTCTGTATCAAGAGAAAGCATGTGAGACAGCCATCTTTCCAAAAGAAAAGGCCACAGAGTATTTAACTCTTGGCCTGACTGGTGAAGCTGGAGAAATTGCTAATAAAGTAAAGAAGTTTATTCGTGATGGTGCAGCACAAGATGAATACCTTGCCAAGCGTATTGAGATTGGTTACGAGATAGGGGATGTTCTGTGGTACTGTGCCGTACTAGCTAAAGAAATGGATATGAACTTGGGTCACATCATGGAAAAGAATCTAGAGAAACTAGCTGATAGAAAGAAACGTGGCACCCTGTCTGGGTCAGGAGATAACAGGTGACAAAATGGATTATGAGAGTGTATGTAGCAATACTAATTACATACCTCTCTTATCTTTTTGGGGTAGCTTTGATTCACACAATTTGTGATTGTTTAAAGTAAAAAGAGAGGGGGCTTAGTTGCCCCCTTTTTATTAACTCCCATAAAACTCGTCAGAGCCTATTGACCTACTAAACTTTCGTCTATCTTTAAGCATTTTTGCTATCTTTAGAATTACCTCATAATCTTTTGGCTCATCTTTGCCGTAGCGTTCCTCATACATTTCGATGGCTTTCTGTGCAAATGGTGCTGTCTTACGGTCATTAGCAAACTTCTCAAATTCCTTCAGTTCAAACGGGTTGAACCCGAACCTTGTCTCTGCTGTTTCCTTTGCATTTTGTTCTACAGCTTCTCTGATATCTGTTCTGTAATCAGAAATTAATTCTGTAATGAATACTTTTTTCTGCGCGTCCTCTAACTTTTTGTATCCCTCTGTTTCCATGCGTGGAACTACGTAGTTAGTAATGTATTCACCATAAGATGCATCCAGCATCATGTCTGCTTCTGGCACACCGGTACGTGCATTGATAACACTGCGTGGTAGCTTCAGCCTAGATATTTCTTTCTCAAAAAAGTTCTTGCGTTCCTGCAACAAGATACCCATAGTCTGTCGGCTAATAGGAGCAATGCGACGTAATTTCTCAGCCCTTGTCCCAGACTCGTAATACTCTGATTGCTTAATACCAAGTGTCTCTGATAGGTATTCTTCGATTTTGTAATTCAGTGGGATACGAGCCAGTGACCTACGAGCAACGAGAGTCAAGAAATCTTTTGTGTCCTTAATTTGCATGTCAGTGTCTCTGACAATACGTGCCTCATCCTCTGCAATGAATGTGTTAAACGTATCTTGCAGGGACGTAAAAGGTATCGTGAATGTGTTAATGATATTGCCAGTAAACTGTGCTGCAATCTCTGCTGCTTTCTCTGCACTCTGCTCTTCTGTAATGTCTTTGAAGGCTTTGTCAAGGGCGTAAATACCAAAACCTGCACGGAACTGAGTACCGGATAGGGCTTGAATAGCCTCTGTCGTAATACTCCTGTCACCAGTTAGTGGCTCACCCTTGTACTTACGTGTAATCAAATCAGCAAAGAACAGGTATGGTGCAGCAGGGAAGAACGGACGTAGGTCATACGTCTTCCCATCCATTGTCTTACCCTCATACCAATTTTCTCCAGCATATTCACTGTTACGAAATGCAACAGCACCAGCCAAGAAACCAGAACCAACCAGCCCCTTTGCAAGTTCTTCATAGTTTGTTGCGTCTTTTGCCAAAGATTTACGAATACCAGACACAAGGTACGCAGGAGAATACTCGTACGTAAAGCGCAACGCATTAGCCACGAAGCGAGGGAATGGTACAAAGGATGTCGTCAAGAATGGCAGGGAATGGGCAGCGTTCACAAATGCCTTTGCTGTTGGATTACTAGGTGAGCGTTGGAATGTGAAGTACAGTGACTTATCAATTGCTCTGTCAAGTACCTTCTTGCCGTCAAACACAACCTCATCACCTGCTTTGATTGTTGACTCAAATATCTCATTGAAGTTACCAGAACGCATGATTGTTTCTAGGTTAAACTGGCTTACGTCTTGTGCTGGATTGATTGCCTTAGTCCTTGCGGCAGCTTCATTTAGTTCACGAGACAACTCGCCAAAAAAGGATGCTTGCTTAAACATGTTATCCTGCAACGTGTTAAGTGCATTAAGTTCACGCGCAAGGTGTTGAATCTTAGAAGTACGTGCGCCTTTTAACTCACCTGATGCATCAGCAAGGTCGGTCAACTGACGGAACAACTGTTGGTGTCTACGCTGAAATCCTTGCTGTAGTAAGGTAGCCAATGCCCTAGACCGTACATGATTTGTCAAGCCAGATAGAACAGCAAATGTATCTACGTTAGGCGTAGCCTCAAAGAGTTTGACTTTGCCCTTACCTTTACCGACGACAGAAGCACCTTGTGCCATTGACCTGTCCAAAACTTTTGTCGCAATGTCAAAGCCAACACGTGAGTAGCCAGAGATAAGGTTACGGAATGTTGTTGCCGTCTGTGAGGTCATCATTGACAGACGCAACTGGTCAATGCCACGAATGGTGATACCCTCTTTAACTTCACCTGTCGCCTGTAGCACCTGTCGAGTATCCCCCGATGCAAGTGCGTCGTCTAGTTTCTTCAGTGTAGATGTCGTTTCTTCTGTCAACCCAAACAGGTCAGCAGCACCAGCGTCAGTGATACGCCTAATAAGTTTACGCTTTGCTGCACTTCTCCGGCCCAACAAGGCACCAGCTTCACTGGCATCTGCACGACTAAGGTCAGCAACCAGTACGTTCAGCATGTCGTCTGACGACAGGTTGTATTTCTTCATTGTGTCTTTAAAAGATTTCAGACCCTCTTCGCCAAAGTCTACCTGTGTGATTGCTCTGCCTAATGCGTCACTAAATCTTTCTTTAGATGGGTCATATGTTACTTTACCTGCTTCTAAAATTTCCATTCCAGCAGCAATAATACGTTTGTCACGAGTAGGGTCCAGACTAATTACAAACTCGTTGGTTACACCTAGCTGTTCACCTATCTGTGCCTTTGTTCTATTGCCACGTGCCACACCCTCTGGGTCTAATGGCCCACGAAACTGTGAGTCAATGTCACGGGCAAGTTTAATATCACCCTCAAACGTGGCTTCAGCAGCCTCTATTGCTTTCTCATTCTTTGCGGCAATAGCTTTCTCTGCATCTGACAACAAGTCAGCAGCACCTTTGTTTATCTGACGACCCGAAAGATTTTTCAAAAGTCCAGGTATCAATGCAGCAGGTGCGCCACTAATTGCAGACATAAGTGCAAGTTCTTTTTTGCTAACGGTGTCACGCTCACCAATCTCTATCTCTGTCTTTTGTTGTGCTATGTTTTGCAAAGCACCGGCTGTAGCTTCAGTAAGCACAGTTGTTTTGACAGGGTTTGCCGCAGCAGCTTTAGCCAACTCTGATACAGGAGATGTCAGCTTACGCTTAATGATTTGCTTTACGCTCTCCTTGGCAACTTGTGCGCCAGCAGTTGCACCAGCTTTTGTCAGTGCTGTGGCTGCACCACCTGTAAAGATGCCGGGTACAATACCAATATAAGTTGATGGGGCTTTTGCAATACCCTCCAAATAATCCAAAAACGCACCAGGCGCACCGCCAGCATCAAATGCGCTGGGCAGGGCTTGGTACGTTTGATATAGTTTCGTGTAGTCGTCTAGGCGTTGTTGTGCCTTACGAGCATTGTCTTTGTTTGTTGTGGAAGCAGCATCTGTAGCAAGGCCAGACACAATATTGTAGTCCATACCTGCTGTCAACTCGTTTACATTGAACGAGCGAAAGTGTTCAATAAACTCACTGATTGCATCATCAGGGTCTATCGTTTCATAGCCCAAGTGGTCTTGAGCAAAACGCACAGCAGCATCACGCACTGCTGGGTCTTTCTTTATTGCTTCATAGTTTACTGTCGCCGCTACATCATCAGCATCTTGTGTATTTGTTTTAATAATACTGGATGTGTATGCACCACGCTTTGTAGTCGTGGGAGTGGGTGACAGAGTTATATCTGTGTCCCGTTCCTCTTTTTTAGCGTCAGCAAGTAATTTTTGCAAATATGCCATACTACTGCGACCTTGCTTTTTCTGCTCTCTCTACTATTTTTGCAATACGCAATGCGAGTTTGCCTGACGTGTCAGTATTTATGCGTCTCTCTAGTTCTTCAGCAGTCTCGCTGGTCATTTGATTGTTGACGAGTTCAGCAATAAGCGCGTCATCTGACATAGCTTTTGGACTCTTCGGCGGGTCTAGTGGTGATGACCTATCGCTATCGCGTTCTGGACGCTCACCAAATTCATTTGACGTGGTTGCTGCTTCTGCAGTTTCATCCGCAGGAGAATCTGTTGCCCCACCTAATGCCTCTAAAAGCTGTCGAGTTCTAATTTTGTCGGCAGGAGATTTTGAAAGAGTGCCATCATCATTAATCCTAAAAAACTGGTCCCCGACTCTACGATATGGGATACGCAAACTCTCTGGCGCACCTTCATTAAAGATAATATCAGGCTTTAGTCTATTCATCTTTACTTCAAAATCAGATAGCATTTCTACGGATGCCGCTTGTTGTGCTTGCTCATCCCTGTCTGCCTGACCTTCAGGTGTAAGAGACATTAGTTGGTCATACAATGCGCTAGTTGTACCGACAGGAAGATTGCTTAGTCTGCCAGTTTCCTCATCAACAGCATAGAAGTTAGTTCCCACTTGCCGATATGTCACAGGCTTACCCATGCGAGTTACAGTTATATCTTGTGTGCTTGTTGCTACAATTTTTTCTGCTTCACGCCGAATATCATCTCGCATAGCTGCGACAGCTTCTTCACCATAGGCAATCGTCAATGCTTCTGTAGTCTCAACAATAACATCTTCAACATTTAACGCATCAGGAGCATCCGCACCAGCATCCATTTCAGGTGCCGTTTCAGCTTCTTGCATACTAGACGCAACTTCACCTACAATGTTAGGAAGATTGGCATCATTCAATGTTGCACCGTGCTGGCCCGTAATAGTTGAAGCGATGACTTCCCTATCGGATTCACTTATGCCCTCAGTGATGGCGGTAGCATCACCCGCTTCCGCAGCCTGTTCATCTGCCTCGACCTGTCCTGTGCCAGCATCAACTGTGTCAGCGGAATCGCCCAACGCATCCATATCATCCGTGTTGTATCCCTGCCCCAGCATGTTTGAAACAAAAGCAACATCCCCATCTTTAGGCATAGCCGAAGCCATGCTTGCAAGATACGCTTTTTCCCGTTTAGCACGGAACTCGTTGACCTTCTGTATAGTATTTTCATCCATACCTTCAGGGAAATCAATACTTCCATCAGCGCGTACTGTAAGGTTAAGACCCTTAAATTCGGGGTTGTCAAGAATTTCACGATTGACAATGGTTGAAACATTAGACATGACAGCTTTAATGCCAGCCGGTGTCGGTGGGCTAACAGGCTTTATGGATTGCAGGGCCGTGTCAATGTTTTGACTCAGTGTTGCTAATTCTTTAAGTTCTTTCTGCAAATCTGCTTGCGCTGACATTCCCGCAGTTGAATCTGTATCAACACGGGAAATATCAATCTGCACCTGTGATATACGTGCTTCAAGTACATCTTTAAGTGACATTTCACCCATATCAACCAGCTTATCACGGGCAGCATTAGCGGCAGCTGTATTGCCATTTGCAAGTGCTTCTGCCAATTCAAACTTAGCAATGTCCACCTTGTTGCCAGTAGACAAGACATCAAACGAACTCTTCTGTTGATTCAAATCTTGCAACTGTTTCATCAACGCTGATTTGTCTGCGCCCGGCTGATTGATTTGCAACATAAGATTAGAAATCTGAGCATCAAAGCCCATTTTGTCAGAAATCTCTGTCATCCTTGTCTGATAGAATGCAAGTTGACCTTCATTTGTATCTGGGTCAAGCAGCTTTTCTTTCAGATAACTCAACTCTTGGTCTGGGTTCATCTTATCCAGCTTGAGTGCTTCAGACTTGAATGCAATGCTAGGCAGTGCTACGTCCGTAATCTTCGGCATGGTCAAGCCAAGAGAGGCAAGCTGTGCGTCGGCCTTTGCGCGTGAACGGTCTGCCAAATTAATACCAAATAGTTTGCCAATACCACCACCTTTTCTCTCAACTTCACCAATCTGTGCTACAGGAGGACGCAGACCAAGTGCATAGTTTTGCGCAACTTCAGCCAAGTTTACACCGGCTATGTCTTGTTGTGAGTCGAAGTATTTTGTAAAGTCATATGTCTCTTCGTTGTTTAGTTTGTACTGTTTTATATTTGCAATGAGTGCGTCAAAGTCTTCCACACTACCAACTTGCTCAAGCAAGGCTGCGGCACGACCAGCCGACTTGGGGTCATTTGCACCACCAAGAACAGCTTGTGCTGAACGTAGCTTTGCCATCACTTCTTGCGTGTCTTTGTTGACGGCATCAATAGCCTTCTCTTCCCGCTTGACTTGTGTCTCAGCAGTGCTATCAATTTCTTCACGGATACGCTCAAAGCTTTTCTGCAGACCTTTGTCTGTAGACTCAGCAATACCCTCAAGAATACCAAGTGCAAAAACCATTAGCTACGTCCCATCAATCCTTTGCGTTCAACCACAGGCTCTTCTTCTACTTCCTCTGGTTCATCTGTTGTTTCAGTCTCATCTTGTTCTTCTGTTTGTTCTTCAAGCTGTATCAAAGCTGACTCAACCAGTGTGCTACGCAGTTTCTTTTCCTGCTCCAACCCACTCGTATATTCTACGCCTTCTGATTCAGCGATAAACATAATCAGTTCCATCAGCACAGGCAGGACCAACATACCAACATCAATGCTGTGACGGCCTTCCATCACATTGCCAAGCTGAATTGTATTAGCCAATGTAGTGACAGGTACGCCCATATTCAATACGTCGAGCAGTTGTTTTACAACTTCTTCATTGGCAAAGCGTGGGATATAGAAATCCAGTGCGTCTTCCACAGTAGCATACTGCGGAGGAGACTGCCAAGGACGTGCGCCAAGTTCGTGGGTTAGTGACTCCCCAGGAATAGGAGCATCAAACGTCGGTGTTTCCTGCATCGCCATTCTTTAGTTCCTGTCTTTTGTCATTAATCATTTTCATATATTTGATAACTCGTTTTGCTGGCAGTCCCATTTCTTCGTTTTCTTGCTTATTCTGATTAGCCATAGGCATACCAAGCAAACCCGTTTTTTTCACAGGCTTCTTTGCTGACTCTTCTCTATTAGCCAGATAGTTCAAGTTTTGATACATATTTTTAGCTGGGTTGTTAGCGTAAAACATTTAAATATCCTTAGAAGGGAAGACCAAATTCAAGTGCTGCTGTACCAAGCGTTCCAATCAATCCACCAATAGCTTTACCTGCACCTGACTTGGCAGCTAGTCTTCCGGCCTCTGCTTGGGCATCTGCACTAAGCTGGGCAATAGCCATGCTGTTAAGTCTGTCAAGTTCATTCTCTGCACTCTTCCACGCAAACTCCATCGTGTCTGCATAGTATGTCCACAGATTGTCGTAGGCTTGCTTAGATATATTGAGAACATTGGTTGCATTCAACTCGTTTGCACGGTTGACAGCAGCAGTGTCAGCAGTAGCAATCTCACGACGCCACTGTGCGTTACTCTGTGCAATTACAAGCTGGTTCTGTGCGTTAAACTGGTCACGTTGATTGGCAATTTCTGCGTTAAACCTTTCAACGGTATTGCGTTGACCGGCATTGAACTGCGATTGTGCATTAGCCTGTGATGCATTAAACTGATTTGTTTGATTGGCAAGGTTTGCAAAGAACTGAACCACCTGATTTTCAGAACTAGCATTGAACTGACGTGCGGCATTGGTTGCTGCTTGGTCTGTCAGAATAGACTGGATACGTTGCTGTGATTTGAACAACTCAGTCTGTTGCCTATTGGAAAGGTTTGCCATATCGCGTTGCATAAACGCTTGAGCATTTTGTACAGCGGATTGCTGTCTGTTGTTTAAGTTGGATGTGTCAAGCTGTGCTAGTGCAGCAGCCTCTGCCATAACCATTGCCTGTGAGTTGGACAGGTTTTGCAGATTTACAGTATTAGCTACTTTACTGTTTTCAAGCTGTATCTGTTGCTCTGCCGTAAAGTTCATATTAGCAATGTCAGAGATACGGGCGGCATTTTGTACACGGGCCTGAAACTCTTGTGTAAACTCCATGCCCATAAACTCTGCACGTTGTTGTGCAGCAAGCATGGCTCGTTGCTGACGATTAGATAGGTTTTGTGTCTCAAACGCCGCAAAGGTACGCGCATCAGCTTGTGCCACAGGAAGTGCAGCCTCAATGGTTGCTTGCACAATAGCCTGTCCAGCGATAGAGGATGCTCCTAAACCACGGGCGGCCATCTGTTGTGTGGCACTACGTAAGGCACCTGCTGCCCATGCAGGTGGGTTCTTTGCATCAAAGTTTGCAGTAAGCTGTGCAAGCTGGCCTTGTACAGTAGCTTGTTGTGAAGGGGTGGCTTGTGCGGCCTCTACTTGTTCTGTAAACTGTGCCGCTTTTGTGGCATCTGCTGCGGCACCACTAATCAACTCCCCCGCTTGCAAATCACGTTGCACAGGATTGTCAATCAATATGGCATTACCTTGCGCTTCCTGCAGGTTGCCTACACTAGATGTTGCTTGTTGTGCCGCTGTTATTTGTGCGCGAGGGTCATCAGGAACAGCCTGTGCTGCTTGTGCTGCTTCGACTGCTACATCAACAGCAGGAGCAGCTTGCACTGCTGTTACTTGAGCAGCCTCTTTTTCAGCTTGTGGTGTAGCTTGTGTGACCGTAGCGTATGCTGTGGGTATAGCTTGTTGCTGTCCAATTAGACCAACACGTGGGTCTACATACTGTGCTGTATCATACGCTGTTTGTGCGGCTTGTACAACACCACCCACCGGAACACCTGGCTGGTACATTCGTTGTATGCTTGCTTCTCTAATTGTATTTGGCTGTGTCTGTGCAGCAGGTGGTGTGGCAGCAGGTGGTGTGGCAGCAGGTGGTGTACCTAAAAAAGGTGCTGTTACTTGTGTTATATCAGATGGAGGTGGTGCAGGTTGCCCATAAAACTTGCTATTGGGGTCAGTCACAATACCCCCTGTCTGCTGGTTAAAATATCCTTGTGGAACAGTTACACGTGTACCGTCAGATTTAAATGCAAACTGACCACCTGTTGCTGGCATGACTGTTGTGTATCGCCTACCGGGCGTAGGTGTGTTTCTAAGTAAAGTCTCACCCTGTTGAGGCGTGTAAAACTTTGGTTCAGACTCTAAAAAACCACCAGTCCGCATCTTACGTACCACACCACCCTTTGCCATCTGCATGGCAGCATTGGTGTACCGCTGCATCTGCTGCTGACGCATTGGGTCTTGCTCAATGTAACTCTGGAACTGGCCCATGTCACCGCTGTAGCCCATAGCTTTGGCGATTTTGTTCATCGCTTCTGGTTTAAATGCCTTGAATACAGCCATTAGTTAAGTCCCATAAATACTGATACCACCATTGCAATCACGAGCATGGTGCT